TGAAGGCCGCTCGGCGGTTTCATAAGCCGCAGACTATGGGTTCGAGTCCCATCCCCGTTACCAGGCTCTATCGTCTAGTGACAGGACGCTGGCTTGTCGAGTCAAGAACACGGGTTTGATTCCCGTTGGAGCCGCCAAATTAAAGCGATGAATCAACTTCGAGCCTCTTTAGTCGGCCGTTGTGGTGTTTCATCGCCGCCACACCGACCTTCTAAAGAGCCTCGAAAGGGGTTCTTTTTTTATGCCTAAACAGCCCAAACAATCAAGTACATCCAAAGTTAAGTCAGATCCATTAGCTGACGAGACTAATATGGATTACCCGCCTTACGTGCCCATTGAAGACGAGCGCTTGGCGCAGATTAAAGTCTTAAAAAAACTCACCGATGCACGCATCATTATCCAGCGTTCATACAATCAATTTAATAACCGGACTTTGTTCGATGCTATTGATGATTGGACTATGCGCTGGAACGGTTATATACCTCCGGTGGACCTTGTTTCAGGCAATCCCACATCCAATATTTTTCTCAATTTTACTCGTAACGCTATCATCGGTTACCTTGCTAAAGTAGCGATGACCTTGCCGGAACCGAAGATTATCGCTGTCAATAAGAAGACAGGGATTATAAACAAGCATCTGGCCGAGGTTCTTTCCGACCTTAATAATTACAGCCTCCAGCAGGAAAATGGTCCTGCCAGGCTTTTAGATATTGCCTTAGAGACAACTGTTAAAGGCACGGGAATTGTCTATGAAGGCTATATGAAGAATGTTCAGAAGTTTAAAAACGTCAAAGGCTTTAATGCCATCGACGGAAAGGTGGAATATGAGGAAGAAGAAAGAACAATTTACGACGATTGTTTCCAAACTGTCGTTCCGCTTGAAGACTTTTGTATCGGCAATCCTTACGAACCTGATGTCCAGAAACAGCCATATGTCATCTGGAAAAAAATCACTACCTACGACGAAGCATTTTCGGAATTTTCACACTACAAGAACTGGCAGTACATTAAGCCAGGGGCATACGCTCTCACGCAAGAACCAACCACGTTTTACCGCAACAAGCTCTACACTGAACTCGCCGCTAATCAAGTGGAAATCCTCCGCTACTACTGCCGTAAAGACAACGCTCACATAATCACTATTAATGGTGTAGTGATGTATGAGGGTCCGATTCCGTTCAAGGACGGAAAGTACCCGTTTGCTAAGTATATTTTTGAACCTTACGAGCTGCCATTTTTCTGGGGCGCGGGTGCGCCGCAGAAGATTATGGGGGAGCAAGATGTCCAAAATACTTTGATTAACATGATGCTCGACAAGACCTACGGAAGCCTGCTCCCCTATGGTTTGTCCAGCGATTTAGATGATTTGATTGAGGATGATACGCTTGCACCGAATAAGATTCGGAAAGTGGGAGACATCACCAAGTGGAAATTTGATACCTTACCTGGTGTCTCCCAGGGCGAACAGGAGATGTTCCAGACCATAATGACCCAAGCCCAGCAGAATTCCGGTATGGTTGCTGGGGGAAATACGTATTCGCCTAAAGGCGGTAAGCTGACGGCCAAGCAACTTCTGCTTCAGCAGCAGGATTTGATGCAGAAACTCACTTTTAATATGAACTTCCTGGAGGATGGGGAACGGGACCGGACTGAACTTCGCTTAGACCATATTTTACAGTTCTACTCGATTCCAAGAATTGAAAAAGTCACGGGTAAGAAGGGCAAAGAGATTGAAGCGATGATCTACCGTGACATTAAGCTCAACGATACCGACTTAAGAGATGGCCGTACTGGAACGAGAATTATAAAATTGATTGACGGCTCGATGGTCAAGAATGAAGACCACCGAAAAACCGTGGCCGATGATCTTAGTGTGCTCGAAGAGATGGGTGAAATGTCCGGAACGCCGACTGAAGCTATTGCTATCCCTGTTTCAATGTTCCAGGACTACAATTACCAGGTTCAGATTGTCAAAAACTCAAGCTACGAGCGGAACCGAACGTTAGATCAGGCAATGAGACAGGATTACGCGCAGTGGAGACTTTCTCTTGCCCAACTTGTACCAGTCAATGCTAAAGCGCTTATTGAATGGGTCAACGAATCTTACGAAATTCCTGCTGATACGTTTGAACTTGGAGCAACCCAAACTCAAGCCCAGCAGCAACAGGCAATAGGAATGGCTAGCGGCGGAATTCCGCAGCCAGGAGCGGGAAATGCTTCACAAATCGCCCAGGGAAATCAGCCAGCCAAACCTGCACAACAGGCTGGTCCAGTTAAGCCACAAGTAAAGCAAGCCCCAGGCGGACTTGCATTGATGGGAATGTAATGACAGACGAAGAAATGAATAAGGTTATAAACGCAAGGCTTGAAGCTTTATTTGATCTCTATCCAATAGATGATTTACGGCCGATAGAAGTTCAGGAAGAAATGCGGGATGGAGTGATTAAAGCTTACGCCCATAAGGGTTATCGTACTTACCTTGAAAATGCGGTAAAAGTTGCACTTAAAAAAATGGCGATTGCATCTACGCCGGTCGAAATCGCTTATTACAAATCACGGGTGGACGTGCTTGAGCAGCTCCTTGCCAACGGCAAGATGCTGTTCCAGACACTCCAGCCAAAGAAGGGAAAATAATGCCTCTAAAAAAAGGTAAGTCTAAGAAAACCATCAGTAAGAATATTTCGGAGATGGTTAAAGCAGGTCATCCGCAGAAACAAGCAGTTGCCGCTGCGCTGTCCACCGCTCGCAAGTCTGGAGCTAAGATTCCGAAAAAGGGTGGAAAAAAGAAGTTTAATTTAGCCAAGAACAAAGCCAAGTTTGAAAAAGCTCGGATGTCTATGGCGAAAGGAAATTAATGACCTATTATACACGGCACGCCAAAGACAAGTCGCTTAAGGGTGTTCGCAGCCACGTGCCGTTATCAAAAGCGAAACCCCAGACAAAAGTTAAAGCGACCAAGAAAGGGAAATAATTATGCACAAAATTAAAGTTCTAGCTCGTGGCCCGCATAAAGTTGCCAACCGAGGCGGTAAGTCTATGGGGACTACCATCGGTGCTGGCAAAAAAATGAAACCACGCGGCAGCGATAAGTCGAAAATCGCAGGGAACACTAAAGGCAAATTCGGCGCTCGCAAGTTTAATGCTATGCGAAAAGCCGTGTTTGGATTGGGAAAATAATGAATACTAAATCTCAAGCCGCAAAAAGCCTGACCTTCAAGATGTCTCCTGCACCGCACCGGCCGAAAGCAGTCAGTTCGGATGCCAATTCTCACCAGATGCACTCGCAGATTAAAGGTGGCGTTAAGCATCAAGAGCACCAAGAAGACGAAGGTTGCGTTTAAGTACTCCGGTTACAAATCTATAGTGGGGCCGAAAAGAAAGTCGGCCCTGCTGACAGGTTTAAAACCTGATGTCACCAAACACGGAGCGGTAGGCGTGTTTAATCCTATCGGTAACGTGCGGAGCGGTTAGCGCACATAAATATCTAATCGGTAAAAATGGACGACATTGAAAAGGTAATAAATGATGGGCAGACTGGTGCGACTGGCCCAGCCGGAGTCTCTGGCGCAAGCGGAGCTACGGGTCCAGCACTAACGGAAGAAGAAGTTCGTAAACAGCAGGCCTTGAAGGACCTTGAAGTGATTGAAGCCAATAAAAAGGCTGCTCTTGCTGACCTTCAAAAAGCCCGCGCGGAAAAACGGCAGCTTAAAAAAGAATCCCAATCTGGTCCGACCGGCCCCGTGGAGAAAGTCATAGATGAAAATGATCCAGACGCACAAGCCTGGCTCAAAAAGATTCATCAGACTGTCTCTCCGGTGCAGGACGAACTGGAAAAGGAAAAAGCTGAAATACGCCAGTTTGCTTTGGATGAGTTCTTGAGCGATAAGCCATCACTCGCCAAATCACCGGAGAAGCTCAAAGCAGTTCTTTCAACTTACGACAAAATTAAAGTCGCAAGCGAACGGACTAAAGAGGGCGTTATCCTAGACTTGCGTAGAGCTTATGCTGCTGAATTTAACGACGAACTTCTTGAGGCAGACCGCCAGAATCGGGTTGAAGGCGTCCGACGGGACGCTGCATTTTCCGAAGCTGGCATAAGCCGAGGTTCAACCGCTTATTCCTCTCCAAAAGAAACTCGCCCCAAATTGACGGCGGAAGAAGAGAAACTTGCCGTAAGGTGGTATGGTTCTGTTGAAGCCTACGCCAAGATTAAGGCCGAGCAAGACAAAAAATTGGAAGAAGCCGTATAGGAATAAGTTTTAAAGTCGTGGTTGGACATTTATCAAGCAACAGATACTTATGTCACTTACATCACAGACTCTTTACGGTGCACAGCTCACCACTTCCCCCAACAACCCGACCAATACTGATGGCGGACGTGTAATCGGTCAAAATTCGGCAGTTTTTACTGCTAATGATTTGGTTACGGTCACGACTACTGGTTTGGAAGTTGCTACTGCTTCGACTGACATCTATGGCGTGGTTTTGAAAAGCCAGACTATGGCGTCTAACAACGAAACGACCGGCCCGCAGTCACAGGTTAAGCCGATTTGTTTCGTCGCAGACCAGTCTTACGAATGGTTGATGGGCACGAACGCTGATTTAGACCCGCTGGCTTCTGTCGGCCAATATTACAAGATTATTGGCACGACTGGCATCCAACAGGTTGACGTCAGCGGTGGCGCTATGACCGGCACGGCTCGCCAAGTTATCTGCACCGCAGTCGACCCGCAACAGTTGGGCGGCAGCGGTACGGGTAGCGGCTTGCGGCAGGGTTTGTTCAAGTTCGTCTTGGTATCTGACTTTACCCAGGGCTAAAATAAATGGCTACAATACAACAGCTTTTTGATTTAGCAGACCCCCGTATTCGTCACATTTGGGATGAAAAGCAGACTCAGCTTTCCACCCGCTTGGAATACGGTATGCTCGGTTTGACCGACTGGACCGCTGATATCTTGAACTCCGAGTTTGAGAACTTTAGCGGCTTGGGTATGGCTCAGATGACTGGCGAACAGGAACCTTATAAGCGTGAAGATATCGCCCAGGAAAAATCGGTAACTATTACTCCGGTAAAGTTCACCAAAGCTATTTCCATCTCTGAAGAAATGTTGCGTTTTAACCTCTGGCCAGAAATCAATAATTTGGTCGGCGGGGTCGCTAACTCCTTAAATGCGAGAATCGACTTTAACAGCATCAAGATCTTCTATCTTGGATTTGGCACTACGTTTTTCACTGGTGGCGATGGTAAAGCTTTGTACGCGGCTGATCACCCGATGGGTGATGGCAGCACGCAGAGCAACACGCTTGGTACTCTCTCGTTGTCTTACGACAACCTGAAAACCGCCTTGCAAGCAATGGACCTGTTTTACGATGACAAAGGCATCCGCTTGCTTCCTTGCACAAAGCTCCGCTTAATTGTCGGACGCAAAAACAAGGAACGAGCGGAGGAAGTTTTGCGCTCTATTGGTAACCCTGATTCTGCTAATCGCATCTCAAACGTTTTTGCAAACGGCTTGGGCTATATCGATTACAAAGTCAGCAACTGGTTGCCCGATGCTTACCAGTACTACTGGTTCGTGGTCGATTTGGAACGCGCTTCCTATATGGCCTTCCAGGTTTGGGGCTGGAGACCTCGTTTCGATGACGATAAAATCGTCAACAACGGAACGAAAGTCTATACCGGTTCCACGATGTTCCAGCCAGGATTCCAATCTTGGCAGTGGACCATTGCTTCTGCAGCTACTAGCTAAATTAGAACCCTTGTATGCGGTTTATAACTCAAGCATACATCCGAGGGGCGGCGGAGTTACCGCCCCAACATTAAATAATTAACTATTAAAATTATGCCAGCAGGAACAGGTTTATTTTCACCGACCAATAGCACTACTGTCCTGACAGCACTCACCGATAATAGCAACAATGCTATTTTGATTGAGTGCACGGCGGCTTTGATGCCGACGGGAGCCGGTTATGCTGTCGGATGTTTGGCTATCGCTACGGATACTGGCGTCTTGTATACGAACATCGGAACGACCACCAATGCTTCTTTCTCCGCTGTTGCGGATTCAAGCGGTACTGGTCCTATCAAGACGACCATTACTCAAACGTCGGCCACGCCAGGAAACGTTAAGGCCATTTGGGGAACGCAGGTTCTCGCCGCCTCGACCACATCGGGCACCGTAATTGGAGTCCGTGGCGAAACTGACATTCCGAATTCGGGAACCGTTGGCTCCGGTGTTTATCTCTTTGGGACACAGGGCAAGATTGTAGCGGGCACAAGCACTACTATTGACGTAGGTTCTGCTCATGTTGCCGGTGTTTATGGTCAGTTGGATATTTCCGGTGCGACCACGACCTCCGGTCATATCGCTCCGGTTATTTCTTCTCTCCAGGATTCAAAAGGGATTGCTCGTCCGGCGGTCAATGGTTTCTACGCTGAACTTCCGGCCTATGGTAGCGGAGCTTTGATGAACTCCGTATTACAGGGCGTTGGTGCCGCTAACTACGGTATCGACTTGGGCGGAATCGGCGGAATGACTGAACTGATTACAATGCCGTCTTCAGTTGCGGGAAGCTCGAATGGAAGCGGTGCGGATGTTTACATCGAAGTTTTGATTAACGGTGTAAAAGCCCGCTTAGTCGCTAAATATGTAGCTTAATTAACAATAGGTTAGGGGTCATCCTTTAAAACCCCGCTAAACGATGAAAATCCTCGATAATAAAGCAATTACTTTTAAAGGAAAGCCGGTCATTGCGGGAGAGGATAACTCGCCCCTCGACACTTTTGCCTTAATTCAAAGTGTCCTTGAAAATTCCGCTTACCAGAATTCAAGTGAAATTATTAAGGCCTCGTTGATTTTAGGCAAATTAAAAATCGAGGATGGCAAACTTAGCATCGAAGATGCGGACTACGAATTTATAAAACGATTCGCCAATGTCTACCAACCTTTGGTGTCGAAAGGTCTTCTGTTTGCCGAGTTTTATCAACAACTAAACTAATATGTCATTACCATATACAGATAATTTTGTTGCTCTTAATGCGGTCACGGCTGATGTAGCCAATACCGCCGCTACCCCATTTGATGTTTCCAAGCGGCAACTGAAGTCAATTCAGTTTTCCGCCGCAAGCATTTCAGGTGGAAGCGGAGCATTTGGGGTAGAGGTTTCGAATGATGGCGTAAATTGGGTGGTTTATAATCGGCTTATTCCCAACTTAACCGGAACTAACAGCCAAACCGATGCTTATGTTGCCGCACCGACATTAAGCTCAAACACTTCGGCGATTTACTTTTTCCCTACAAGCGATTATTTCCGCCTGATTAGGGTATTCGTCGATGTGACAACCAATGGTGCGTATAGTGCGGTTATACAAGCCGCAGGTTAATTATTAACAATAATCCAATGAGAACTATAAAAGAACTCTCGAAAGAAGAGCTAATGGCAATGCCTTTAGTAGCGCTTCGTGGAATTGATGTTGATACTCCTCAGCAACAGGAATTGTTGCAGGAAATTGTCAACATCAAATTAGCTGGGATGCCAGTTCAGCGGCCGGTTTATCGCAGAGATGTACCGGATATTCAGACTCCCCAGGAAGAAGCTAAGTGGCAGGAGATTATGAGGCAGCGAGAGGCTAAGATTCGGAATCAGGAAGTTACTGCGCCGGTTGAAAGTCCGGCGGTTGAAGCTCCGGTTGCTCCTGTAGAAACTCCAGTAGTTGTTCCTTCAACTGCTCCGGTTGAACCTGTTCCAGTTGAGCCTACTGCTCCCACTATTCCTGATACTACTCCTTATCAAGTTCCTACTCCTCCTGATGAAAGTGGCATGGCCCAAGCCACTGGTGAGGGCGAACCAGTCACGATGGCTATGGGAGTCAGTCCCAGGCTTACCAAAAGTGGCAAGCCAGATAGACGAATTAAAGCTAAATAATTTATGAGCGCAATCAGACCCCAAATAATGATGCGGTATGGTCGGCAAAATCAGCCGGTCAGAGTTCCGATTGAAAATATGTTAATTGATCCAACTGCCCAGACATATTTACAATCAGATGTTACTGCAGGAAGTTCAACCATAACTGTCCAAAATATCGCTAATTTTGCGATTAACCAGTTTCTTCTTATTGGAGACGCTGGCAATCAAAATTCGGAGATTATAAAAACCAGTGCAGGAACTCCTCCAAGTGGTAGTACTATCACTTTGGCAAGTAATCTTCAATTTGCCCATAGTGCTTCCACTCCTGTCACCACGCTTTATTATGATAAAGTGCAAGTTTTTAATTCTCCAACTATTGGTGGAACTTTAACTCAGTTGGGGTCTGATTTATCCATCCCTGCTAACCAACTTTATACTCAATATGATGATTTGGCTGGCAGCAGTGGGTATTACTATGCCAAGTGGAAAAATTCTTTAACTAGCGCAGTCTCAGCGGTTTCTGAACCTTCTCCAGTTACGGCTTACACGATGCAATCTGCTCGGAGTATTATTGATTCCGCTTTAGGAATGATTAACAAGCAGACTTCTTCGGTCTTGACAGATGAATATGCTTTCCAGATGATTGATGCTTGCCAGATGGAAGTGTTGCGAGAGTTTAAACGATGGAGTTTTATGCAATCGTTTAATACGATTGTCGGGACTGCTCTAACCGGCAACTGGAAAATTCCAGTGCCAGCCGATTGTGATGACCAGAATACTTATAAGTCCCTTTACAACTTCCGCATCGGCAAAGAATTAGACATGGTTTGGGTCGACAAGGAAGAATGGGACGACTTAATTGCCGGTATTGCCTATTCGACATTGGCAGTTGTCGGTAATATTGGTGATTCAACTTTGACTTTGGCAAATAGTACAGATTTTGATGATCAAGGAACCATTCAAGTCGCTGCTGACCAATATACTTGGACGGCGAATAACCGCCAGACTGGAGTTTTGACTTTAGGAAGCACTTTAATTAACAATTATGCCGTAGGCCAGGATGTTTTCCAGTTCGCTTCCCTCGGCTATCCGACTTACTGGACAATTTGGGGCGGGTATATTTATCACTGGCCGATTATAAGTTCAAGTTATAACAATCGAAATTATTATTTAGACTATTACAAATCGCTTACGCAGATCACGAGTGATTCTGATCAAATTGTTCTGCCTGATCCGACTGTGGTTCAGTACTATTTAGCTTGGAAATTTTTGTTGAAGCTTAACAATGGTGAAGAAACTGAAGGCAGCACAGCGCATTTTAACAATTACGTTTTGCGTCGGGAAAAGATGAAGCAAAAAGAATCAATTAACCGTAATTTCATCCTTAACCCCGACATTGGGGATAACTTTTACGGCAATATTTATACATAATTTATGCCATATTCAAAAGCTAAAAGAATACTAGAACGCCGATTTGTCCCATTTGAAGTGGCCGGTCCTGCTGGTATGACTGGCCCAACAGGTCCTTCAGGTCCGCAAGGTCCGAGTGGAACTCCTGGTCCGGCTGGTGGTCCGTCAGGTCCAACAGGTCCACAAGGGAATACAGGGGCAACAGGTGCGCAAGGCAATATCGGAACAACAGGTCCGCAAGGAACAACAGGGCCTACTGGTGCTAGTGGCCCTCAAGGGACTCAAGGTTCATTGGGTCAAACAGGTGCAACCGGTCCTACGGGTTCGCAAGGCGGAACTGGCGCAACTGGGTCATCGGGGGCAACTGGTCCAGCAGGTGTTGGTAATACCGGTCCTACTGGTCCGACAGGTTCAACAGGTCCGCAAGGGAATACAGGGGCTACAGGTGCGGGGACAACCGGCGCAACTGGCGCATCGGGTCCAGCAGGTTCGTCCGGCGCAACCGGTCCGTCAGGGGCGACTGGTCCGCAAGGGCCGTCCGGTACTCCGGCTTCTCCTGGAACGGTATCTTATGGGGAGATGGTCCAGGATAATAATGTCACTGCCACTACTCTGACTCTTCAAAATACTTATTATCAGGTGACAGCAGGTTGGTCGGCGGGAGACTTGAACGGGTTTACTTTTAGCACTGATGAACTTATCACCAATGTAGCCGGAGATATGGAAACTCTTTGCGCTTTTTCGGTGAATTGCAGTAACGCCAGTCAGCTTTTGAATTTTGCCATTTTCCAAAACGGTTCTATTATTACCGACCACCTTGTTCAGTTGGAGATGACCAATGCGTCAGAAATATATACTGGGACCATTAGCGGGATTATTAAAGGCGTTCATATAAACGACATCTTTGACTTACGGGTTGAGAACCTTACTTCCGCTGGAAAAACCATCACGATTTCCTACGCAAACTTCAATATCTTCGCTCTTTCTGGTTCTATCGGAGCTACTGGAGCCACTGGTCCTAGTGGTGCTAGTGGCGCAACTGGACCACAAGGTAATACCGGTAGTTCTGGAGCATCAGGTAATACAGGTTCGACTGGAGCTACAGGTGCAGGGAATACAGGAGCGACAGGTCCTACTGGTGCAAATGGAGCAACTGGAGCGACAGGTTCAGGAAATACGGGGGCAACCGGTCCGACTGGAGCGGGAAATACTGGAGCGACTGGAGCAACTGGTCCGACTGGAGTAGGTGCAACGGGGCCAACTGGAGCCACTGGCGGTGTTACTGGTGCGGCGGCACTTTCTTTAGCTCCATCTACCTATACTGGATTATATATAGAGACTAATACTGCTGTTGGCACATCGGTTGTTCCTGGCGATGTTGTTAGATTTAATTCATCTGGAGCTGTTGTATTAGCTAAAGCAGATGTAGTTGCTGATTCTTTTGGGTTAGGTATGGCTGCTACTACAGCAGGATCAGGAGGACCTTGTACTATTTTAGTATTTGGAACATTACAAGATAGTGGAATTTCTTTAACTGCTGCAGCGCCTTTTTATCTTTCAACTGTTGGTACGTCTGGAAATACCATAACATCTACTGCTCCAAGCGGGTCTAACAATGTCATTCAAATTCTTGGTTGGGCAATTTTTACTGATACTGTATTCTTTAATCCCTGTTTAGTACAGGTGGAGCACGTCTAATATGGCTCAACTTCAAGCATTAGTAATAGCTGGCGGTGGCGGCGGTGCAGGCGGTCTTGGTGGTGGCGGTGGCGCAGGTGGAGTTCTTTATGATGGTACTCATACTGTCAGTTACACCACATATACCGTGACTGTCGGAACTGGAGGAGCGGGAACTGCGGTAGGAAACGCTGGTGGAGCAAACGGTAATAATTCAGTCTTTGATACGTTGACTGCAGTGGGGGGTGGTGGTGGTGCAGGACAAGCAACTCCTAATGCCGGAAATGGTGGTTCAGGAGGAGGAGGGCCTGGACAAGCCAGCACTACCTCACACGGAACAGGGACGGCAGGCCAAGGTAATAATGGAGGAAATGGGACAACTTCGTCGGGTTTAGGTGGCGGTGGAGGAGGTGGAGCGGGAAGTACTGGTGGAGATGCTAATACGGGCGTAGGTGGAAATGGCGGAACAGGTATTGTAAATCCTATTACTGGGTCTACTATCGGACAATTTTCGGGAGGCAGTTACTACGTTGGTGGTGGTGGCGGTGGTGCTCCTTATTCTGGTGGTGGTGTTACATCAGGCACAGGCGGACTTGGCGGCGGTGGAGCAGGAGGCACTCCTGGGGGAGACAACCAGGGATTTCCAGGCACAGCCAATACTGGCGGTGGAGGAGGATGCGGTTATTACCAGACTACTTATACCAAAGGTGGTGATGGAGGTAGTGGTGCGGTGGTTATTTCTTTCGTAACTGCAAACTTTGGTACTTGCACGGCAACTGGAACCTATTCGTCTTTCACCAGCGGTTCAAATACAATTTTCCAGTTTACAGGAAGCGGTAGTTTTACAGCAGTAGCAGCTCCCACTTCGTCTATTTCAAAGGTTTCCGGTGTTGCCCAGGCTTCCATTAGTAAGATTTCAGGAGTTACCAACGCAAATATTAAGAAAGTATCGGGGGTAGCGAACCAATAAATATGCAACAATTCATATTCCACGTAGTTGGGCTTCCTCATACAGAAGTCACTAAAGAATTCCTTCCGTGCGCCTATACCCAGAAAGTCCTGAACTTCTGCAAGATGATGAAATCCCTAGGCCATAAAGTATACCTTTACGGAGGGGGAGAAAAGACAGATGCTCCGTGTGATGAATTTATAAGCTGTATTAGTCCTGAAGACCAACAGAAATATTTCGGCTCAACAGATTGGCATAAAGATATGTTTCCGATTGAATGGGATGAACGTCTGCCTTATTGGGTCACGATGAATAATAATGCGATTGAAGGAATCAAGCAGCGTGGGCAGCCGAAAGATTTTGTCTGCTTAATTGGTGGAAGCTGCCAAGCGCCGATTGTTCAAGGGCTTCCAAATTATCTGTGTATGGAATTCGGTGTTGGTTATAAGGGAATTTACGCTCCGTTTAGGGTGTTCGAAAGCTATGCTTGGATGCACCACGTGTATGGTCTACAGAAAATCGAGAACGGCCAATCTTATGACTGCGTGATTCCGAATTATTTTGACCCTGACGATTTCCCATTCGATATAGCTAATCCGCCAAAGAAAGAAGATTACTTCTTGTATATCGGTCGAATGATAGCCCGAAAAGGCGCTCACATAGCGGTTGAAGCAACAGGAATTACGGGCGATAAGCTTAAAATGGCTGGTCAAGGGATGATTGAAATCAAAGATGGAATTTACAAATCACGGGAATTTGAAGTTACCGGTAAGCACATTGAATATCTAGGGACGGTTGGAATTAAAGAGAGATTTAATTTAATGAGTAAGGCAAAAGCAGTCTTTGTGCTGACGCAGTATATAGGTCCCTTCGAGGGTGTGCAGGTAGAAGCAAATTTGTGCGGTACGCCGGTGATTACAACTGATTGGGGATGCTTTTCCGAAAATGTGATTGATGGGCTTAATGGATTTCGGACTCGCACAATGGGGGAAATTCTGTGGGCAATGAAAAATGTCTCAACTCTTGATCCCTTAAAGATTAGGGAATTTGCCATTAAGAATTTTTCGATGGAACGAGTTAAGTGGCAATACCAAGCTTATTTCGAACAGCTCGCTACACTGTGGGAAAAAGGCTGGAATAGCGAAAAATATACGCCTGATTATAAGCGATATACTAAATTCATATCCTAATGGCACAAGTACTAGATCCAATCGAACAGAGAGATTTTAGCGCAGGTCGGATTGCCAAATCCGCTGTGGCTACTGCTTTGATGCCTAATTATTCGACACACTCTTTGACGAGTGCAATTAACTCTGTTGCCAATTCGATTAATGTTGACTTTTCCGAGATTATAGGGTCTGGTATTGTACGTAAAGGTAAGCAAGATATTTTACAAATGACCGGCCAGATGAAAGATGGTCAAGCGGAACGGATAGCAACTAGTGGAAGTGATTTGGTTGTTGAAGGAGCGACAGAACAAGCACAGACTTTTACTCCAATAGCAGGACAGAATGTCACTTATGGGATCGCTCTTAAATTATATTTTGTTGGAACGATTTGGGGTTTAGTATCACCTCCAAATGTAATTGTTAGTCTTCAAACAACCAGCGCAGGCAAACCAACGGGTACACTTGTTAACAATAACTCTTGGACATTTAATGCGGGATTATTGACTTCAAATACTGCTGGTCAGGTATATCTTTTCCCTACTAATCCTGGAACCACTTTGAGTACTGGAGTGACTTATGCGATTGTTATTGATTTTCCAAATGGAGATAGTGGTGATGAGGTTAAATGGGTTTACAATAGCGGGACAGTTTATGCTGGAGGTCAATCACTGACTTCTACTAATAGCGGCACTACCTGGTCCGTTAATACTGGAGCAGCTTATTTTGCCCAAGAAATATTAGATCCTGCGCCAGTTTCTCCTTATAACATTGCTCCATTGGGAAATTGGAGTTTTTTGAGCAACAATGTCAAGAAAAATGTTGTAGGATTTCTTATCCATTCGTCAGGTTTGGATGAAGGGGCGATTTTTTACTACAACACCACTAATTCGACCTGGGAAGTTTCAAATCTCTTTACTTTAAGCAAAGCGAATATTCGTTTTGCGAATATGGATGGGTATGTCTATGAAGCTAATGGGATACAGTTGATGAAATCCAGCGTAGATTTTGGAGCAACTTGGACTATCACTAATTCAATTTTTCCTTATGCGATAGATACGGCGGCTCCTTGGGATAATTCAATTTCTTATGGCATTGGAGCTTTAGTTCAGTATGGTTCGTTTTATTACAGTTCTTTAATAAACCCTAATTTAAACCATACTCCAACAGTTGGCGGAGATGATAATTGGGAGCAACTTGCCCCGATTTATCCGTCTTTGTTGATTGTGTCTGGTAATCGGTTACTAGCTTCCGGCGTTTCTACTTATCCGAGCAGAGTTTATTTTTCTTCGCTTGTTGACCCTGTAAATCCGGCGAATCTTACTTGGAATATTGATCCGACAGCCGGAGATTTCTTTGATATTGATCCTGATAGCGGTGGAATAGTAACCGCTTTAGCCAATGTTTCCACTTTGACTTTGGTGTTCAAGAATAACGGAATGTACCGGCTTAATGCAGTCAGCAAAACTGTCGACCCAGAAAATGTTTTTAACGTGGGCTGTGTCAGCCAGGAAGCAGTTACGAGTTGTTTGGGAATAGTATACTTTTATTCCGGTGATGGAATCTACTCGACTGACAGCACTTTCCCGCAGAATCTTTCTAGAATTGGCGTGCAAGATTTTGTGGATGCTATTGCTGATCCTTTACAAGTTTACGCTTATGCGGATGAGTTTAATGTCTATTTTTCCATCGGTAATGTTACTTTAAGCTATGGACCGGAAGATTTCCGGACTTATTCGAATGTTGTCTTAAAGTTTTCTCCACGAGACCAAAACTGGCAAGTGTTTTCTTATAATCAAAGGCTTGCTCAAACTACTGAATTTGGCGTACCGCCAGCTACGTTGTTAGCGACTGAATATAATGGAGCGCTTGCTAATGTCAACACTAATACAATTAGTGATGATGGTACGGCCATTCCTTTTGAACTCGAAACGCAGGAACAAGAACTCGGTAATCGGTCGCATACCAAAAATATCTCCGATAAAATGGTGGTTTACACTCGAAACGGGAATAACAGCGCATTTTCGATAAAAGAGAATGATGGAAATTTTAAATCCGCTAATATGATTCTAGAGAATCGAGTGAATGTCGGAACAGATATTAACTTTGCAGGACAGTTCTTCACGTTTAAATGGCAAGGACAGGCTCTCGGCAGTCGACCGGAGTTTCAGGGATTCCATCTACCGATGGTGACGGATTTAGGCATAACTTTGAACGACAATGAATAGCGATTATAATTCAACAGGAATAAACACGCCGCAGAATTTGGGCAGCCAAAGTCCGGTTTCTAATTCTGGAGTTGTTTACGAACCCGCCAATACTCCTACTAACCCTGGAGCGTTAAAAGTAGCCAGACAAACTGTGGATAATTTGATATTTAAGACAAAAAATGGTGGAACTATTAATATTGGGACACAAGTAACTTCTCCCGCTACTACTGCTGGAAGTGCTGGCATAGTAATTTATGATGGTATAGGGGATGAAAATAACGGTCTAGGACATGAAGTGGTTTTCCTTGCTGACGGAAGTCCAGTCGTATTAAATATTTCCGCCAATCCAACTGCAGATACTCCTGTTCCGCCATTTACAGTTATGCAGACTGCGAACCCAAATAATTCAACTGAAGCTGGTGATTTTGCGTCTGCTGTAGTTGTAAGTTCGCATTTCACTCCGATGCTTTTTTTCTCGCAGTATGGTTCAATATTAGACGGTTCTTCCATGCTTTACTTATCTGACGGCACAGATCCTAATGGCGTATTAAATGGAGAAGAAGGGGATGTATGTTTTAATGGATTGAATGGCGGAATTTCACACTGTTTGGGAGGCACAGTCTGGTCAACAAGTGGCGGAAGTGGAAATACCACTAATACTTATGCTGGTTCAGTTGTTTCAAATGCGGCTGCTGCTTATTTCCCCGATGGATGGAGTTTTAGCCGAACTGGAGCGGGGATTTATACCATTACTCATAATTTAGGTACATTAGATTATTCGGTTAATATTACTCCGATTGGGATTGTGGCGTATTTTGCTGCTGCTTATACTAAAACTACGACTGAATTTAGTGTAGTGATTACCAATCCTAGCACGGTTCCTGTAGATTCTAATTTTGATTTTATAGTAACTTCTTAAATTTATGGCTACACAAGGATTACAAATGCCGCCAACTTTCTATAAACCGGACCCAAAAAGTCCGAATGTTTATGATGCCCAGGGAAATTTGGTGTCGCTTGAGCAGTACAAGCAAGCGACGGGCCAGACTGATGTGCCTGACAACGAATTAAACTGGAGCGCTGTTCAAAACACTCAAGTTCCGCCACCATCAGGAAGTAGCGGTTCAATTTGGGATGTCCCTGGAATGAAAGCATTGATGAACACTCTCACACCGGCTGATCAGGCATTTGTCCAATCAATGTGGACACTACAGCAACAGCAATATACTTCTGGTGGCAGCGGCAGTATTGATCAGGGTAGTATCAATAAAGCAATGCAGATAATGGCGACTGACCCGAATATCAAAGCCCAATACGGTGATGCAGCAGCACTGGCAGCCAAAGACTTAGCGTTTAGCTTACAGCAAATCACTAATAATCAAGCAACAGGTCAAGCTGCTTTGGCTGCTACTCAACTTCAACAAAGACAGGCGCTAGAACAGCAGATTGCTTCTTCTGGCCAGGCTTATAGCGGTTTTAGACAGCAGGCACAAAAACAGCTTGCTGCACAGCAAGCCGATGTGATTCAGAGCACTAGAAGCCAGTTACAACAGCAAATTCAGAATTTAGGCGCTGGCTATGAAAGTGCTTATGGCAGTGGATTCCCTGGAACCGGTGGGTCTTCTACGATTAGCGCAGGTGGACCGTTGACCGGACAGGTGACTTATCAGCCAACCGGCGGGATAATTGGCACGCAGAATCAAGCTCAATACAATGCTGAACAGAATCTTGGACAGCAATTAGGCATTTTGCCTTCCGTTTCGTCTACGGGAGTATTAAATTATGGAGGAACAAAATAATGCCCCCACTTTCACCTTACCCTTCATCTGTTTTGGGAAATCCTACAGGATTGGACCCTAATCTTTATACCGACCCTGCTGCCGACGGTTCTTCCGGATCTACTGGAGAGGTTTACGGGCCTCCTGCTCCTGTAGCACCTTTTAATATACAGTCACAAGGAGTTTCCGGAGCGTCAAATCCATCAGCAGGCGGTGCAGCACAGAGTGGACCGCCAATTCAACCTATTCCTCCGCAAGGTTCAGGATTAGGCGGAATGGGTACCAGTCAATCCAATCCTTTTGCTCTTTCGCAGGCAATGAGCATAATGCAGGGTCAGATTGCGAATAATAATGGGCTTGTAAATCAAAAGAATCTAATTCTCCAACAACTCTATGGGGTGCCTTTAACTGATGCTCAAAAAGCAAATCTTGATCCTTCGCTGGCTTCGGTCTTGGAAAGCGGCGACCGCAACGCGATTGATTTTAACCTTCGACTTTTAAACGACCAGATTGCCGGACGGACGAATACTCTTGACCAGAGCATCCAAACTTTGACGACTGGATATAATACTGCCATCCAACAAGCCGAGACGAATAAGAATGATGCGATTACGAATGTCTTGAATTATGCTAAAGCTAATGGCCAGAAACCTTCTGTGATTATGCAGGCTCTTTATCCACAGTATGCCCAGCAATTAGGGCCTGCTTTGGATGCGGTTTCAGCACCTTACGGAGCAAATATTCCTCCTGTGCCTGGACAAATTGGTTATACCGGTGTAAGTTCTCTTGGTTCACTACTTGGTTACTATACTCAAGGGAATACTTCAGCCGTTCCTGGAACTGGCTATACAGGAGCGATTTTACAGCAGCTTCAAGGAACGGGCCTTACCTTAAATTCTCCTCCTGATCAACTGATGGGTTACATCCCGCAGATTGCCCAAGGGATTGCTAATGGAGAGAATATTTCTCCACAGCTTTTAGCTGCAACTAATAATCCAGGTGCGATTGAACAAGCTACGGCTTTACAATACGGGTTGCCGACAACTGCTAATGGATATTATGATTCAAATAACGGAATTACTTATGCCCAGTTTGCTGATCAAGATACTGGTATGCAAGCTCTTCAGACTTTACTCGGAAGTTATTTAGAATCAAGCGCAGCGCCGATTGATCCAGCTCCACCGAATCCTACTGATCCTAAAAGCAATGCTATTGACCAAACGACTGGACTTTCTCCGAATTCAATTTATGAAAACGCTATTGAGTATGCCTTTACTGGCAAGACTCCTGCTTTGGGTTTGGGCAATGCTTCCCAGACTAGAGCGGCTAGAGATGCTATTCAAAACAAGGCTGGCGCGATTGCTGCTGCTGCAGGGACAACCTTCCCGCAGCTCCAGGCTTTATATAAATCTAATGAAGCGGCAGCCACTCAGACTGTCGAACGCTTGGCTCGTGTAGAATCCGTGTCCCAGGCTATGACTTTAAACATCCCCAGACTTGCACAATTAGCTGACCAAGTTAAAGCAGAAGGCATTGATATTACAGAAGCTGATTTACAAGCAACTCAAGCACAAATTGAAAGCAAATTCGGTTCTGGTCCTGCTGCTTCATATATCGAACTTATTAACACTATGCGGTCCGATTACTCGGCCATGCAATCTGGTTTGGCCGGTTCTCGTGGTGGGCAGTTCTTTGCTGCTCAGGCTGCAGATGCTATTCCGATTGGATTATCCGGTCAACAGTATCAGCAAATTGGCCAGACTATCCAGCTTTCCGCCCAGAACGCTACTCAAGCTATTAATGGCGAGACTCAGACACTTTTGGGAATTAGTGGTGGTCTGCAGGCTCAAGTTCCTGGTGGAACTAGTGGGGCTGGAGCGACTGGTTCAACGCCTGCTCCTACAGCCACTCCTCCAGCTTCAACTAATCCTAATGATCCATTGAATTTAGGACTCTAATATGGCTTACACATTTCAAAATCCATCATGGCAACCACCGAGGACAAGTAATCCTCCTGCGCCAAAACCTACCGTTACTCCAGCTTCTCCTCCGCCAGCTACTCCTGGCGGTGTTGGTAATTCTCTGAAAGGAATGATTGGCGGAGCAGCCGCTGGTTTTAATACTCCATCGCAATCTGGCAAGATGACTTATCAGCAGTTTGGGGATTCTATTAAAGCTAAATATCCGCAATATTCAGACCAAAATAGCGCAGTCCTAGCCCAGCATGTTTTGGCTAAATATCCACAGTACCAAAGCCAGGTCACACCGCTTCATGATTATTCTCAAGGATTGATTAGTGGCGCTCTGGGCCAGGTTAATCAAGCCAAATTAAACGAACCTGCATACAGTATGGGTCCGACTAATACCTCTGGTGTTGTAGGGACTATTGCTAAAGAAACCGCTAACATCGGTAAGTCTTTAGGTAAATTTGCAGTTGGAGTAGGTGAATTTTTAGACCCCATAGCGGCCGCACAAAAAGTTGCTCAAGTTCCTGGAGCAATAGCTGGTTATGTTAAAGATTTAAGCGCTGCAGCAAAATCAGAAGCTCAAGCCGAGCAACTTGAAGCTAAAGCTCAGGCAATTACCGGCAAAAAGCCCGTTGCCCCTCCTACTAATCCAGCGAGTTTAGTACCTAGTTTTGGCAAAGCTCTTTATCAAACTGTTGCTCCTCCGGCTGTTCAAGAGCTTACTCAAGGTCATTTTACTAATGCTATACAATCTGTTGCTGAAGATCCTTATCAGCTTGCACCGGCGTTCTTGGCTTTAAAAGGCGTATTGGACGAAACTGATTTAGGTAAAACTGGAGCAGGTAAAGCAATCGATACTGGAATTTCAAAAACAGCCTCTCCATTCATTAAAGCTGGAGAATATGCCAAAGGAAAGTTAGGTGATTTTACCAAAGCAGTTGCTAAATTTGGAACTGCTCAAGCAACAGGTCTTGCTCCAAAAACTATCTCGACTATCTTAGAAAATCCAGAAAAATTCTTTGGTAAAGATTATGCGACTAATTTCACCAGGGAAAATCTTGGAGCGAAAGTTTCAGCAGCTATTAAGTCTCGCCTGTCTGCTTTAAGCGAGACTGGCAAAGAATACCAAGGCATCCGAAATTCTGGCGAGACTGTTGATGTGCCAATGGCTCCTTCCGGTATTCCTGCTCCGGTTCAAGCAGTTTTGGATAAATTTGGCATTACACTTGGCGAGGATAAAGATGGTAATCCGACGATTAAAACTTCGGCTGAATCCGTACCAATGAGTAAAGCAGACATTTCTGCCTTACAGGATTTTATTGATAAATTTGGCGATAAAGATGAACTTACCGCTAATGCTTTTCTTAATGCCCGCAAAGCTTTGTCGAATATGGCAAGCTATGATGCAGCCAAAACTGATGCGGCCGATGCAATGGCTCGTGAACTTCGCGCGCAATATGATAAGTTGGGCAAGACCCAGCTTACTGGACTTGAAGAATTGGATAATAAGTTTTCTCCGGAGACTAAGCTTTTGCAGCAGATTAAACGGGATTATTTAAATCCCGATGGAACGTTTAAAGACAATGCTATCTCTAAGCTGGCAAATCTTACTAATGTTGGAAAAGAATCTGTACTTGCCAGACTTGAGCAGATTGTTCCTGGAATTACCAAAGAAATTACTGTTCTAAAAGCAGTAGAAGACATTGCTAATGCCGGTGGGCAAAAAGTCGGAACCTATAGTCGCGCGGCAGCTTCGGCTGGCGGCACTGTGGCGGCCCTTGCTACCGGAAATATTCCTCTTTTAATTGGCGCAGTTACTGAATCGATTTTGGCTAATCCGAAAATTGCCACGCAAATATTAGCTGGTTGGGGCAAGATGATGGGAGTAGATGTTAGCGGTGCGTTGAATAAAGTTTTTAATACGGATTTAAAAACTCCTAATATTGGATTGTCTACGGAAGACGTCTCGGCCAAGCCTTCAGCAAGCTTAAAAGATAAGGGCGAAATCTCTCCAATTAAAAGTTATTCTCAATTTGGAGATACGGTAAAAATACCGCAAAAAATACAGAATAATTTAGAAACAATCGATGGCTTACAACAGATATTAAAAGAAACTTCCAGTAAGGATAGTGATGTCAGGGCTGAAATAAGGGAAGAAATTGCAGCCCTTCAGGATTGGAATAAAAAATCTAAAGCATTTTATGATGCTCAATTTACCAAATCTAATTCTCCAATTAAATGAAGCCTACTTTCATAATCTGGTCAAAGTTTGGCGAGCTTTTAGACCTCGCCATCCACTTAAAGCACGTTGAAAAATGTGAAGTTTTTTTGTATGTCTCTAGCCACGATTATGCCGAAATCGGTGAAGGAATCGTCCCCAAACTCAAAGATTGGGAATGGTTAGATTGCCTTGGCAAAGGCTATATCTGGTGTATCGATGGCTGCGATGACGGGCATCTTCAGGATTGGTTGCGTGCGAAAGGCGAGCTAGTTTTCGGCGGCAGCGAACAGGGCGACCGGCTAGAAAATGATCGGCAACTTGGGCAGAACTGGTTCAAGAAAATGAATTTCTACCAGCCGGAATCCAAGAATTTCAAGAATATCGACGAAGCTTTAGCGTTTGTCGAGAAGAATAAGGACCGAGAATGGATCATGAAGCAGAATGGCAATGCGCCAAAATCCCTCAATCATAAGGGGAAATTTGAAGGCAGTGAGGATATGATTTACCATTTAAAGGAGCAGAAGAAGAAATGGAACGAAGCTGAGTTCGGAAAATTCGACGTGGATTTGATGGAAGTGGTCAAGGGACTGGAGGTTGCGGTTTCGGCTTTTTTTAATGGTAAAGAATTTCTTAAAAATGAACAGGGCAAAGTGGTCGGTTACTTGAATTTCGAAGAGAAGAAAGAAGTTGAACGGGAGATGGGAATTACTTGCGGGGAAATGGGGACGACTTTTATCGGAGTCACCGAAGATAACCACCTTTTTAAACAGATAATGATGCAACCGAAAATCGTTTCAGTTCTTCAAGCAGCCAAGTTCCGCGGAGTTTTTGACATTAACAGCATCCAGTTAAAAGATGGTCGGATTGTGGCTTTAGAGCCGACGATGCGCTTTGGCATACCGGCGACTTCCTACGAGTTTATAGAGGGCTTGGCGATGCCGACTTATGAACTTTTATCTATTGTGGCAAGAGGCGAATCAAAACCTATTAAGATACATCTAGGCGTGGGAATGGTGTTAGTAGTAGTAGCTAAACCATTTCCGGTGGATTCACATTTAGACAATTCCGCTACGTCGATTGGCGAAAAATTGTGGATTCTTAAAGACGGTAAGCCCGTTGCAGATTTCGACGAAGAAATGCTTAAACATATTCATCTTGAGAACTTCAAGAAAGTCACGGATGAAGAGAGCGGCGAAACTTCTTATAAAGTCGCCACCCCTAATGGCTATATGCTGACTGTAACAGGCCGTGATGGTAAAACAATTAAACAAGTCAGGGAAAAGCTTATTGACTATACTAAAGATAGTGTCTACTTGCCTGATATGAAAATCCGTCACGACATTGGTCAGCGGGTGGAAGATTACTATGCGAAAAAAAGCTAACATTTCTATGCCAAAAACACTTGTCCCTAGAGTCGCGGTTCTTGAGGATCAGATGACTTATGTTAAAAGTGACATAACACAAATCAAGGACGATATTCGGGAAATTAAAAATAAATTAGACGATGTTTACTTGAAAAAAGCGGAATTTGCCACAGTGAAGACTGAAGGTGATGCAATCCATGATGACCATGAAAAGCGGATCTCTTCATTAGAACGATGGCGAGCATGGGTATTAGGAGCGGTAGGATTAGCCGCTTTTGTTCTAGGTATTCTTGCAACTTTATTAGCTAACCATTTTGGAGCACACTGATTATGGATTGGACTTCTAAATGTCCACCGTATGACAGTCAATATAGTGCGACGACCCACACAGATGCACAGGATTGTGTAGAAGAATCGTTCTGCCATATAGCTTTTATGCTAACTGGTAAACGATATTCTCCGCGCGCGTTAGCATATCTCACTCCTGTGGTGCCTACTGGCAGTTCTGTTAGTTTAGCTTTAATGGCTGTAAAAAAATACGGACTTATTCCATATGATTTATGGCCAACGCCGGATTCTTTTACCTGGGAAAGTTACTATGCCGATATTCCGGCAAGTATAATAGCACAAGCAGATTTTTATAATGTAAAATTGTTAGCTCCTAATTTGAATGTCTCTCCACTTTGGATAGAAATAGAGTTTGGCTCAAATCTTCCAATGCCAACGAGACATATGGGAGCGCAAATCAATAAGACTCAATATTTTGATTCAGAACGTGGTGCACCTATTAAGAATATTTCTGATACAACATTAGGTGGAAATCCTATTATCACTTATCAAACATCTATATCATTAACTCCTATAAATATGGCTCAATTTAAAACCCAAAGTTATAAAGGGGAATTACGGATTGTACTTCAGGCTGATACGCCAACTACCTGGCAGGCTCTCTGTAAAGTTTATGGCATTGACCCTAACGCTGTTCCTGACGAAGTGGTATAATTAAGATGTATTAATTCTTAACCGCTAATGGTAGGAGTATGGGGGGTATAAGGCTAAAAGCGGCCTAGAGGTTTGATGCGAAAATCATAACTGGCTTGTTGCTCTTGGGATTTGGCGGGCTTTGCCTGGTATTTCCGAATAGGGCGATAAGCCAAACAATACAGACCTATGATGAAGCAAGAATCACAAATCCGACCGCAGTGTTGTCATCCCCTGACCCTGGAGCAGTCGCCGCAGCTTATGAAAGCTTTATCCTCACTAAAAAAGCGCAGAAAGAAGTTGGAAGATATGGGGGTGCGTGCGTTACCTTTGCGAGGATATTCACTGGCGCAGCTCCCAATGTTGTGGGAGGTATGGCACGCAATGTCCAGGTAAGCACGACAACGCCGGAAATAGGCGAGATAGTCAAAACAAACGAGTCGAGGTTTGGACATTTGGCTGTCGTCATAGGGATAGATGACGATAATCTTACGGTGGTGGAATCCAACTACCACTTTGACGGGATTATCGACATAAGGGCATTACCGGCCACCGACCCTAGAATCGTAGGCTACCTTAAAATTAACCAACCACAATGAACCAATTTTTTCTTTCATTGGCCAATGGCGGACTTAACGCCATTGGAACCGGAGTATTCCTAGTAGGCGCAAGCCAGGTTTATAACGGCAAAATATTGGAGGGAGTTATTCTGATGGTTGCCGGTTTGCTTGTACTAGCTGGGTATGAATATACCCCGACGAAAGTTACTCCGTCTGCATAATCTATATTCTTAAACAGCTTCCTAATTTTTTAGGGAGTTGTTTTTGAATGGAGGTGCTATGCAGTTGCCACGGCCACAAGATTATGAACTCCATCCTTGCGGAGTTCACGGGGATAATCCCACTCCTTGGACTTTGCATATGCGAAGGAAAGTTGGGAACATCGATAAATTTGTCTGCTGTGTTTGTGCAGTAGACGGATATATCAGGACAATGACTGAGTCGCCAGCTAGAACAGCAGAGATAGCCCATGACGCTGGCATAATGCGGAGGTAAAAATGGAGGAAAGGAAAAAACCCGATTACTGTCCATTCTGCAATCAAAAAGTTGCGCCTAATGAATTTGGGAGAGTGGTCAACCAACACGGGACGTTTCACGGTAAGTGTTGGAAAGAAGTTCTCAAGATTCGTGAGTTAAACAAACCGACAAGCCAATACCAGTTTATCTGGGTACAGTAAAAGGAAGGTGATCCAACCTAAAAGGCGGCCCGATAACGAGTCGCCTTTCGATTTAGTATCGCACCCCTAGCTTGTTTAGCGCACAACACATCTTTTCACACTCTTGGCCTTTATAACCTGCTTGCTTGTAGTAGTTCAGGAGTTGGTGGTAATATTGATGGAGTTTTTCGGGTATAGGTTTATGGCAACAGTTAATAACTGTTTGAGGCATACATTCGGCGGCAGATTGTGGAGAACAATATTGTCGCCTTATTGCTTCATTTATAAACCAATATTGGCCTTCGAAAGGTGTCCCAAAATATTTTGGATCTATAGGATTGTTCAAGGATACTAAAGCCATAATTACTCCTTGTCTTTAGCACTAAACTTATGGTCGTTCTCGACGTGAATCGTCAGACCTTTGACATCTATTTGAGTCAGTTTGCCCATCGTGACTTTGAGTAGCTCGTCTAAGCGAGTGATTTCCTGGTCTTTAGAAGCGATGATGGCATCTTTTGCATCTGCTTTGGCTTCGCCTCTTATTGCACGGTCATAGAGTTCGTTAGTAGATTTGGCGTATTCCACAGCCAGACTGCTGGCTTGATTATCAAGCCTAACTTGGCACTCTCGGTCTTTCTCGTCCAGTTTCTTCTGTAACAGCGAAGCATCATTTGCTAAATTCTTTTTGGTGATTTCAAAATCCGCTTTTTCGGATTCGAAACTTGCCTTTTCCAAGTCAAATTTCGCCTGATTCGTCAAGACTACAATATCATCGTGGTTCTCATTCAGAATATTAATCCTATCTCCTTTGGCTTCCAATTCAGCAGCTCTCTTGGCTAATTCACGTTCTCTAGTAATGACCGCCTGCTCTCGGTCGGTCATCTGATCTTGGGCTTTTTGAAAGCCCTCGTTTTTTAACCTCTCTTCTCTTGACCAACTAAATGACATAAGTGTCCTTTCATCGCTAATTATTTGCCTACTGTTTGAACTAACTCCGGCGGCGTGCTTAATTGGAGCGGCTGGTCGACTAGCATATAGTCGCCTTGCCATTCCACGTAGACGTTCGAAGTCGTGAAAAAGAATATTGCATTGCCGTTGCTGCCGTAACTACCGTCTAAATCAGGGCTTTCAACCGGATAACAACCATTTTCTGCACCATTACCGTTGCCTACATCTCCGTTACTAGCATTACAGGGCTGGCCGTTGTCATCGACTAATTGTGTAGAAGTTGTGAGGTATGAATCTACCGAACTGACTTTGCCTTTGATAGTGTAGAACGCCATTACCTTGCCGTAGTCAATCAGGTAGATATAGCTGACTTTGTTTGGGTCATTGAACCGATTTAATCGTTCAATCAAATTTGCCCGTTCATTTGATTGGGTTATAGTGGGGATAGGCTGATTCTTGTCCAAGGTTTCTTGGTTTTTTTCCGTTACATCAGCTTCATAACGAACTGTCCCTTGCTGGACGGTCGCACTTGTATTGGCATTATCGCTAGGGCTACCGTCGCAAGAATCAGCCATTAAAGCGATAGCGGCTATTGGCACTAAAAGCAATAGCCAGCGTTTGTTGAATTTCATTAGTTGTTTGAACTTCCAAGGCTCACGCCCCCGACCATCTTGTTGACATCAAGAAAGCTGGGGACAAGGCCGTTTAAAAATATATTCTTATTGGCTTCCGAAGCGGCGGCATTATAGTCCGCCACTAATTGTTCTTGCTGTTGCTGTAAGCCGGAAACAACCGCACGCAACCGGCTATCTTCGGTGTTGACATCAAATGACCAGGTGCTTGCGGGGCCGTGTAATTTCTCAAAGCTATCGACCACAGCTTGTGCGTCGTTAATCTTGAGCAGGTTAGCATTAATGTCCTGGTCTTGCTGTTTGAACCAATCGTAGCTATAAATGGCATTGTTGCCATTGACTACTTGGTCAATTTCTTGCTGCTTGGTGGTAACGACATTCGAAGCAGAATGGAACGGGGTCTGGATAAGCCCAAACGCAATGCCGATAGCCCAAAGCGCAAAAAATCCGATGATACCTAATATTGTCCATCCTAATATTTTCATTTAACTCCTTTCTTTAATATTTATTGTAGACCACCTCGACCACCGGTGGCTTTAATGCTTGCATTATATCTTTTTTAGAGCGAAAACCATAATAAGTATGCCCGTTTAATTCTAATACATACTGGCCTTTAATCTTTTCATAGATTTTATCGGGCAGAAGCTGGAACTCTTTTAGTGTAAGTTTCTTCATTTTGTAGTCCATAATGTTTGAATTTTAGCCTTAATTTGTTTCTTCTTGTACTTGAGCCACTGCACCCGCTGGTGCTGGCCTTGGTCGTTGGCAACCATTATCGCTTGCTTTATTTCTTCACACAATTCTCGCATTTCTTGGATGGTCATAATCTAACTATTAATTTACTTGTAGGGACTGATAGTGCGCTCCAGAAAGGCTTAGTGTTAAACCCGTCCTTTGTTTGCCGTCGCCTTAACAATGCGATTGGGCTATGACTGGCTATCAGCCCCCAGAAACAAACTAACTTTTAATTTGCTTATGATGGGTGGGAAAGCGATATTTCCATAGCTTGGGGGCTTCCTCTGCCTTCTCCGTGCACTCGTGGCAGTCATGGCCTTACCCACACCCCAAAAACAAACTAACTGTTAATTTGCTTACCCTCAAGCCCGAAAGTTTGCAAAGATGACCCAAGTCTTGCGACGAGTCCGCTGTTATCTTTCGGGTTGAGAGTTCTGACAAGTTCTCCAACTTTCGCTGGAGGGTAAACAAACTAACTTTTAATTCCTAAACTTTTAAATATTGATTTCTCTCTTTTTCCCATTCATCTAAACATTGTTTTGCTATATCTAATGCTTTCTTTTCCCGCCATAGTCCACACAAAAAGCCCCACCAAAAACTCATACCCATTAAACAAATCACCAAAGCTATAATCATATAATTTTCTCTTAATTCCTAAACTTTTAGTTTATCTAGAGTGGGCGATGATACTAGCTAGACCATAAATTGGTTGAATTAAATCAACTGTCAATCCGGAGTCATACCACCGCCCGCCCCAGAGCCTAAAGTTAAGCTCAAGGGGTTAAATTAACTCTTTAACATTTTTAAGCATATTTTCTAATTGTTCAAGAGTTATATAATAATCATTTTTTACTCCGACAACTTGGTTATTTGCCTGCGCTAATTTAATAGCTTGGCTATAAAATTGAACAATTAAGCCCTCAATATCAAGTTTGCCAAACATAACACTCTCCTTATGCTCCAATGGAGCGGTTAAAAAATTATTGGAACTTTGACTTTTTAGCGTTAAAATTAGCTTTTAATAATTCAATTATCTGTTTTTTAGCTCGCCGCATATTTATTTCAGAAACTAAGCCATCTCTGCCACCCATTGCTTTTACGAAATCAAATGCCTCATCTACTGCTTTGATAATTTCATCTGCTGCTTTGTGGTAATGGTCTTTCATTTTCCATCCTTCCTTAATGAGGGGTTAAAAATTATCACCCACATTTCTTAATTCAACTTGCAATTCCATTGAACGCTTAGCTTTATCCAAAGCGTCCTGTAATTCTTCTTTAGTCCAATCGCGGTGCGGACAGCCGACTTCATGCCAGTAATCGGTAGGGTGGAACCGGCAGTTATAGCTCGGTTTACCTTCCAGGAATTTTGCTCTTTCGGCGTTGTCCATTTTTATGGGAGTTAATTGTAATGGTGACGGGGAGGATTTTTAAGAAATCATTTACTGGAAAAGTTTTAAAGTAAGCAATCGCTTCAGCCCTACTGTCAAAAATAGCTTTACCTGAATCAATCAAAACAGGTGCTACGGGGTCGTCATTCAGGTGTCCTGTTAAACAAATTTCTCCCAATTCGATATTAATGACTGCCCACGCCTTAATTTTTTTCACTTTGGGTTTCATAGCTACTCCTCTAATATCTCGTTAATTTTAACTTGGGACATATTACCCCACGACTTTTCAATACCCATAGCCCTATCGCCTAAATGGTCTACTTCTTTTGCTAAATACTTTATAGCTTCCACAATGCGGTTTTGGCGGTCAACTATTTTATTACAATAGTCTGCTAAATCGTAAATTTCACGAAAGGCCTTAAATTTGAAAGGTTCAAGTTTTTCCATAAATATAGTTTAATGATTGGCTAGAATATCGTGGTCTCATAGGAGGGAGTTGCACCCTCATCTCCCGTGTCACAGACGGGTGTTCTAGCTATTTGAACTACCACGAGGTTCCAACCAATCATATAATTCTTTTGTAAGAGTAGCGGCGGGACACGTGGTTTAAGCGTTTACCCGCAAGACTCGGCGATTGCAAGCTAGCCTTAATTCGATGTAATTCGATTTAGGGGTGCTCCGCCAACTCGTCCCTCGTCGCCTCAACCACTAGGCCGTTGGCTAAACGGACGATACCTTATCCCACTTGCGAGGATTATTCAGTCACGCTACTCATACAAAAGAACTATTCGATAGTGGCTGGAGCACCTACTCCATTTAACTAATTCGTGGCGATGAGGGTTTAGGGATTTTCAGAGTGCAGTTCCAAAAGTGCAAATCGGCTCTGCTTATCTGTCATCGTTGTAAATTAGTACCACCTATATAATCTTTATGGCTGCCTTAGCTGGACTCGAACCAGCAACCCTTCCCTTAACAGGGGAACGCTCTACCATTGAGCTATAAGGCATTGAGGTTTAAGTTAATTTTTCCTTGATCTGTTCGATAAGCCGTTCCATTCGGCTACGATAGAATGTTTCAAAATCTTTAAATCCGGCGTGGTCTTGCTCCCATAGGCGGTAAAGCACGCCACGCAATCGTTGGCCTGGAGTTTTTTCACCTTGATATTCAATTTGTTCAGTTGGAATATCGGCATCAGTGATATTTTCTTGGGCAGCGAAAACAAAGTATCCAAGCTGGCCTTTCTGCATAGCTAATTCCGCCACGTCATCCTTTGAAAGTTCCTGCGTGCCTATTTTTAAAGCCCAAGTATTATCCGCTCGGCTTTTAAATTCTTCGATTGTGCCTGGAATTTTAAGCATTTTGTTCTTTCTGACAGACTGTGCAGCGATAAGTTTTTTCGCCTTTAGCTGTCTTATTGTAAACCCTCATTTGAGACCCGTACATTTTATCCTGAATCTCATTTTTGCAATCGCATTTGAAGATTTTGGTGGTCGTGTTCATATTGTTTAAGCCATAACAAAACTAATTTATCATCCTTTTTCTTATAAGTAAACGCACGGATTTTGAGGTTTTTATAGCCCTCTTCGCCAAGCTGTTTTTTCTTGAATTCGATATACTCTTCTCGTCCGTCGCCGCCCCAATACTGATGGCACGCAGTACACAGTGCGTCGCAATTTTCGAAATCAAATCTTGTATTCTCCCGTCCGCGTCCCCAGAAATGGCTATTCTGTAAGCCTCTGGTAGGCGGATAATACTGTGTACCGCAGCGTACGCATCGCCATCCATCCCGTGTGCGGATGATTTGCGAAAATTTGATATCAGCAGGACGAAGTTTAATGTTCATCAAACCATTTATAATATTCTTGCTGCTCTTTGCCAGCGTGAATGATTAAGAGAGGAAGCCCCAATCTTAATCTATGGTAGTTCATAAACATCCTGCCGGTTCGTCCATTTCCATCTACAAAAGGATGGATTTTTTCATACATTATGTGAAGCGTTTTCCAATCTACTATATTTTTATCGTTCATCAGTTGCGCCCAGGCTTTAACCTTAGTTTGGATAGTCCGCCAATCTGCACCTGCCCGACCGCCGACAAAAACTGGCACTTCTCGCCAATAGCCTTTTTCGTTCGGATAAAGAGGCTGATGAAGCATCAAAATCTTGTGGGTCTTAAGAACAGTTCTTATAGTCATTTTCTTCTGTTCTTTTAGCCAGATCCAAGCAAAAGCGGCTTGCGTTAAACTTCCTAAATCAGTCACGCCTTCAATGGCATTAGACTCATTTAGGAATTCTTTTTCAAGTTTAGAAATTTCGTGAGGATGTTGCATAGATTAGAATGGAATGTCTTCAAGTTCAACATCATCCCCTGTTGAAACAGCGGCTTGCTGGATAGCTTTGCGCTGGATGACTGCATAGCCATTTGCGTCATCTACTTTTTCGTAGCCTTCCGGCACTAAGTAAAGGACAAGTCGCATTATGCCTCCAACACGCACTTTTTCGATTTCACAGGTCAAATAATGGCCTTGCCAGCCCACAGAATCGTCGCCAAAAGCGTCGATGAGGGCATTTATCGTCGCTCGGTTCAAAGACACGTTTACAGCCTCATTTTGGCCCTCAAAACGCACTTTAGCGACATCTTGGGTCTTAGGATTACCGTTTCTATCGGTAAATGAGCTAGGTTGGGCGGTAGTTTCGCTTACAATCTTAGCTTTCTGGCCTTTAACCAGGTCTGCAACCTTGACCCAAGCACCGCTTGTACTACCGGATTTAGTATATTTCATAGTTATTTATTTAATTCTCGATAGAGTTCTAAGGCAGCCAAGAATCCAGCTTTATCGGATTCTAAATCATAGCTATCTTTAATTTCAAAACTACCATCCTTTCCGCACCGGATAATTGTATTGGCAAAAAAATCTTTTTCGCCCATTTCTTCCAGTGCTATCTGATAACCAGCCATCTGGAAGAAATATTCTCGTCCATAGATTCCACTTGAAGTCTTGATGTCGCCTACGTGCTTCTTGCCGTCCTTGATGAATACTAAATCGCACGTGCCCGCATACCAATATTTCCGGCTGTAGATTCTCTTTTCGCTTTCAAGGAAAGTAATATCATTCTGCTTGACCCAATAGATAAATTTATCGGTTATAGGTTTGATGTCTTTATCCGGCAATGGGTAAGGATAAGCTCCAACTGGTGTTCCTTCAATGAGAGGAGTTTTATTGATAATGTCTACGTTCACCCAATCCTCGATAAACTTATGCGCTTTTGTTCCGATGTCAGCAGCTTCGGTCTTGCGCTTAGTGTGAGCAGTACGCGCAGCCTTCCATTCAGGGAACTGCTTATCGAGTTCTCTGGCTGCATCAGTGTCAATCTTTTCATGTTCGTTAAGAGCTTCTATGAGTTTTGCTAAACTTGTGTCTGTGATTGAAGCGACACTTTTAAAAGCTTCCGCAGCGGCTAAATTAGCCGCCCATTGGATAAGCGCGGGCTTCGCTATAACTCCTAGGATGGTCGTCACACCAGTCAGCGGACGACCATCCAATAAATAGGAGTGCGAAGCTTCATCGAAACTAAATCCGGTTATTGGTGTCTCGGAAGGCATAGGATTATGATGATGAAGTATAAGAGGTACATTATTTTTTGTCGGATTCTGCTTCAGATACCAAAAGTACGTCTAATGGGCTAAGACTGAAAGCACTTATGACACTTTTTAGGAGATGTGGTCGTTCAACATTGTGAACGACACAACACCCATTCAATCTAGTTCCATCAGTGACTTTCTCCTGATTAAAAATCAGCACTACACCATCTTTTCCCTCTAACATAATTCCTTTAGCGACCTCCAGAAGCTTATTTAATCTGGCAGTTTTAACTTTACTAACTTTTTTCATTGGTATTTAATTAATGATTATTCGGATTATATCGAGGCAATTTCCCTTTGCGGCGGAATTCGTAAATTTTGTTATACATTCCGTGCTCAGTTCGATTAAATTCTGGGCCTAGGATTTTAGCCATTACTCCATCAGTCTTACCTTGGTTCTGCAAAAACTCTATTTTACTTAAAGCTTTCGCTGTTTCCTCGTTTGTCCATTGGGGACGAGGCTTTCGTTTCGGAGCGTTGGGATCTTTAACCTTTCTCCCTTTCTTAACTTTTTGACCGCCGACGCTTAATGTCTGCTTAATGAAACTACTGACCAAATTGGCCAACAGTTCTTGCAGGTTATCGGAGACTTTGATCTCCTCGCCGTCAATTTTGACGGCTACTTGAATATTCATCGCTAGTTCCTTTCAAACTCGCTTGGTTAATATTTCTGCTCCATTCGTTAATTGAATCTATTGCCCCGCTTAAGTTTAGGATAATCCGAGGAGCGTGGATTGACCCTACACTACTGGCGGGATTATTAGTCAGCCAGGCCACCAAAGAATCGATGATGTCTGAAAGTTCATTAACAGGATTATAACTTTCTCGAATCTGGTCAGCGATTCTTGGGGCAATTTCGGTTACTTGTGATGGCCGAGCGTTAAGAATTTCATCAGCTTTTTCGGGATTACGCTTTAAAGCTGAAACTTTTTCTCTAAGCCCATCTCTTTTCAATACTGGAGCTTGTCTAATCAATTCTTCTTGATATTCTACTGGCGCTCTTTGAATCACATCATAACCTTCAACACTTAACTCGTTGTTTTGAATTGCAACTTGAGCTGATTTAGGAGCAGTCAATAATTGCAAATATCTACCTATAGTACGATGACTTGTACCAATAATTTTCGCTAAATATCTATAACCTTTATCGGTCTTAGGATTAAATTTATCTTTAGCGTGGGTAGCGGCGACCCACGATGCTAATTTTTCCAATGCCTTAGCTGTGTCCCACTCTGTCATTGTATTATGGTGGAAATTTTCGATAAATTGACGACGAAAACGATTTTCCGGAGTAATTTTTATTACTTTACAAGGGACTGTTTTAAGTCCAGCTTGCTTAGCCGCTCGCCATCGCATTTCACCGGTTACAATTACGTTATGCTCATCAACTTCAATCGGATTGATTATACCCTCCGTCAGAATACTTTGAGCCATACCTTTGATTTTTTCGGTATCAAATGTATGTCTAGGCTGCTTGGAGTCTCGCTTGAGTTGGTTGATGGGAATGTCGACGATTCGCATTTAAAGAATCCTTGATAGCGGCAAAGCGAGCCGCTTTATCTAATAGTAAGTGTTGGAACTCATCGGCCATGTGTGGATAGCGTTCCATTGCGTGCTCTATCTGCCTCGCTAATCGTTCAATTCCAGGAGCGAGAATATTTTTATCTTGACGATTAACTGTTTCCCGAATATGCCCCTGCTTCTTGTAGATGTTGACTATCTTACCAGCCACTCCGAATTTTCCGCCGACCGAATAATATTTGGACTGCTTGCGGTTCAGATGAACCAACAATCCCCATACTTTACGTTCAGTCGTGTGGAATTCTTCTGCCAATTCACTGACGCTTAGATTAGCGTCCGCTTCGATGGCTGCTTGAATTCGGCCAGTTAAACCTCTCGCTCTATAGCCCCTAAAAGAGGGGTCGTTATTGTTTGGCATCGCTTTTAAGTTTTAAGTATTTCTTGACCGTATTGAATACGGTGGCGACAGAACAGCCAAGTTCTTTGGCTATTGAGCCATAACTAGGATGAACTACCTTGGTCTTCTTCCAGCTATCAATAATCGCCTGCTGGAGCGGCGTGTTTACTCGTTTAGTTCTTTTCATAAGATTTCCTTTCTATGAATATCTTGTACTGTATACGAATATTTGTCAAGCTAGTTTATCCACTTTCCGACCTTTATAGGGATAGTATAGCACACCTACGAATATTCGTCAATACCGTTTAGAACAAAAGGCACCGCTTTTCCCTCTGATAACAGGAGAAATTAGTTAAAATATGAAGAAAATCCAGATGTTTTCGCTTTCGACTTAAATCAGACGGCTCGGTAGGAGCGGTCAACCTATTTTCCGAGCTTTCGCATCTAAGCCTAAAGTGAACTCGTAGAGCGGTTTAACCAGCGTTGCCCTAAAAGCTGGGGTTTGGATTTCGTTGTAAAAAACAAAAAACCGCCGCTGGGATTACTCCGCAGAAGCAGTTTCTTGGTCTCTAACTTTTGGCGCGCACAATTTATGGTACGCCGTTAAAGCGTCTATGATGATTAGATCGTATTCGTCGGTCAGTTCTTGACCGCATTTTTTGCAAGTTGGGTTTGGCATAAAATTTACAGATTATTATCTAGTTCAATTTTTGCTAACACCGCTTTTAATGGAGTTTCGCCAATTCCAGTATATTTTTTAAAGTGTCTACGGCCATAGAAACATTGCCAGACTCCTGATGTAGGAGAATAATGGATTGTTAATCCTAATTTTGCAACAGTTTTGTTATTTGGCTGGTCAGGATTATCTTGTTCAAGATTCATCCATTTTTCTAACTCGTCTATTGCTTTTTCCAAAGTTTTTGGCATAAAAAATCCGCTTTTCTGGCGTTGTAAGGATATAGCTTACAAGGCCAAAGAAACGGATTTAGTGGAACCTATATCATTCCTATATAAGTGATTGTATTATAGCACAGAGTAATGTCAAGTCAATAGGGTTTATCCACAGTTTATCCACATTTATTGGTATTTCCATTGACAATTCTTTAAAAATTTGCTAAACTTACCCTATGAATACCTGCGATTACAAATTAACGCAGTCTAATCTACCTTTCCAAGGATAACCGCTTTTTGCGGTCTTTTTTATTTTCCGCCGTCGCTTACAGCGATTTTAGAGCAAGCAAATTGCTGCTCACGCCCTCGAAATGTAAGTAAGGGAGCCGCTCCTGATGTGTAAAAGCGGAGCAGATACTTGTAAGCGAGGGCGGAGAATGAAATGCTTAATCATAAGACCATAATTAAAGTAAATCGTCAAATTTCTAATCCTCTTGTTATTCAAGCGGTTTTCTATGATATGGATGATCAAGCTGGTTTTGTTCTCGATAAAATGCGGGGAAAATTCGAATGTCTGTGTCCTTTTTGCCAAGGTTTTACTACAGTTTTGACTGGAAACCACTTTATACAACAATTACCCCAAAATGTCAAAAGATCATAAATTACCCAAACTTACTAAAAAGCAACTAGAAGTGGCTAATGTTTTAAGGTATATGGATGAGCGGATGCTAAACATTGTGGAACAAATCCGCGCGGTAGCGATTGCGGCAAAAGTAAGCCCTGAAGATTTCCAAAAGGCGTTTGTGGATGAAAAAGTCCAAAATGAGTTTTATGTGAAACTTCATGTAGCCGAGACTAATTATGAACTTCAAGAGAAAAAAAGAATCGCCGAAGAAGAGGCAGAATTGGGGAAGCCCGCCCCCGCCGTTATCAGTCAAGAAAATATTGACCGAGCAGTTAGAAGTTTTACCATACCGGAAGCACCCAAACCGTAAATTTTGCAAAGCTCATAAAGGCCCGCATCAGTTGAAACCCGTCAGCGTCCGAGTGCCAAGTTTCAAATGGGATAATGACCGTTATTGGTTTGATTACCGATGTGAGTGCGGCAAAAAAGATTACACTTACCACAATGCGCAAGCGTTTACACAAGAAGAAAAGGAGTTGCTCGCTATGCAAACCGCACAAGACCGGCAACGCCAAGCGGCTTGACGGCCTTGCTTTACAAACCATTAAAGAATTCGAAAGGGAAAAAATCAATGCCGAAAGAAGTTAAACCGAAGTCAGTTTTTATCAACCAGCTTGATGGCGGTTATACCATAAATTTACAAGGCAACACATTTTATCCGGTCAAAGTAGCCGTGACTTTGGACGAGGTAAAGACTATCATTGATAATTTTTTCAACACGGCGGAAATTCCAACTATTGATGCGACCCAAACATCAACCAACTCCGCCGCAGAAGGTCAAGGTGAGGATCTCCTCTCCTAAGCCTGTTCTTCAAATTCCAAGCGTGTTTTATGTAGCTGAAGGTGATGACGAAGAACTCGACCCTAAATCTTTAAAAGATGAATATAAATATTGAGACAATTCCGCACGACCAACACCGCTACGAAACAGTCGGCGATTACTGGATAGACGAACACGATGTCATTCAAATGCGGGTGTCGGATATGAAGAACTCCGACTATGAATTTCTCGTGATACTCCATGAATTGATTGAGATGCAACTCGCAAAATCCGCCGGAATTTCCTTTAAAATCATCGATAACTTCGACAAGGATTACGAACAACTCCGTCCTAAAAATGACACATCAGAACCTGGGGATGCACCTAACTCCCCTTATAAAAAGCAGCATTTAATCGCCACGGGCATAGAGAAGATTGTCTGTGCGGAACTCGGCGTAGACTGGCAAACTTACGACAAAACAGTAACTTCGCTCTAACTCCATCTGATTAACTCCACACCATTAACTCCATCCAACTAACTCCACTCCACTAACTCCATCTGTTATGTGCGGAAAAGTCTCATTCAGGACAAAAAAGGCTGCCCATTTTGCGCTCCGAGGAATTCTAGGCAAAGGTAAGCGAATGAGAGTATATAAGTGCGAAAAGTGCTTTAACTACCACTTGACCTCAAATGTCTACAACCGCAAAGGCACATTCGGGATAAGAAAGCCGAACTAACTCCGTTCTGTTAAGGCCATTTAATCCTCTAAATTCTGTAAAATACAGCTTAGAATATCATAAGCCGAACCTTCAAAAGTATCTGTGTCAATTTCAATATTCCTCGGTTGAGTTTTCTCAAAATCTTTAATCCATAACTCAATTTGAGGCTTTAACTCCGCTAAAACTTCGCCATTTATATTCATATTAACTCCATTCTTTAATTATTGCCGACCTTTAACTCCATTTTAACAAGGCCACAAACTAACTCCGCCTTAAATTAACTCTGTCTGACTAACTCCACCCTTTATTTCTAACTCCGTTTTACTAAGGCCACAGCTTCGGGAATTTTCCGGCAAAATTGGGTTCATTTTCTTTAGGATTTATTACGGTTTTTATGAAACCTAATGTTTCACGGTTTCGGCCAAAGTAAAAGGGGATTTTTTCCCCTCTAACTTTTGGCAACTCAAGACCCTAGACCCCCCCAGACTTGCCCCAATGTTTACAGGGCGAATATTCACCCCCCCCCTGCCTTCGTCCCTGGAAACCTTATTCACCTCGGCAAACATAGCACCAACAGAATAAAGCCTAATAAATACATATACGCTCTTTAAAAATTAGTAGAATAAAGGATTATTCAGGATTTTGCCACAATAGGGTACGCCGTTTTTAATCAAGTTATCGGCAATACTAGGTTCAATAAACTGCCACAATTCATCACATATCCCTTGCTGGCAACAAGCCCCGCTGACCAAGTGCAAGCCGGTTTCCTCATCGGCCTCAATAGGATTACCGCCCAAATCATACCCCACGATTTCGCCGGTCTTTATGCCGCGTACTAGACCGCAAGTTTCAGCCATTCGGCAACTATCGCTTAATTTTTGTACAGCTTGTTTTAAGGGGATTATAGTTTGACCAACTGGCGCGGCCGGTTCAACAACCGGCGCGGCTGGCGCGGCTGGTTCACTCGGTTCGCTTGCCTTGTATGGTTTAAAATAATCGCGTCTATTGTAAGTATAGGTGTAGTTATAGGATAATTTCCGCAGTTCGCCTATTTTTGATAGTTTCCAATTATCGCGGCTGGCATCTGTCATTGTATATATGCCGTCAATTTCGGCCTCGCCCAATGGCAAGCCCTCGGCATACTCGAATAATAGGCCGTTGCGCTCTTTGACCAGTTTTGACCCCAGGTTATATATCCCCGCACTCGAAAAAACGACCGCCCCGCCGTATTCGTATAAATACCAATCGCCAAAAAGCACGGCCAAATCCAACCGGCGGTTATAGATAATAGCGCGCCCATTAAAGCGTTCTTGGTAGCAGACCTTGCGAATAGCCCGCTTAATTTGTTTGACCTCGCCGTTATCCGGCAAGCGTCCGGCTAATTTTTTGAAAAATTTCAAGCTGTCGCTGTCCGCTTCAACAAGGCCACCGGATAATTTCCCGACCGTTCCATTGTGAACACATACCCAGCCATTAATTTCCCAGCCCTGTACATTGTTTTCAGTTATTGCGCCGGTTGTAGCCATTCGAAAATGTACTAATAGATTATCAAGCCCCGCGCGCTTGACCGCTTGTGTTGCCCGCTTGTTGTCCAGCGTCCGCAAATTTTCGGCCACGCCCAAAGACCCGACAAATGCGCCGTCATCATTTGCCTCGATTTTGTCCGCTATCTTTTCTAAGATAGCCTGACCCGCTAATGGGTTCGGATTATTTTTGACTAATGCGATATAACACATAAGAATATTTTTAATTGGCTGACCTCTACATCATCCCGCCCGATTTACACGCCCTATAAACGATTTAAACGCTTCGCTTTTGCGGGGATAGCGTAAAATCTACCAATTTTAACCGCTTTGACCTTGCCGTTGTTTACCCATTTTAAAACCGCTTGACGGCTGACCCCGCGCAATTTCGCGTATTCGGTTATACTGTAAAATTTCATTTAGCAAGTTTCCCCCAAACTCTTTAATTCTTGGCCGTCTTTGAACGCTCGATATTTTTGATAAAGACCATAATTTCCTTCAACTTCGTGCCGCATTTTATCATAGTCTTGAAAATCCGCGGCCATAGCTAACGGCGATATAGAAAAAACACTATCCCGATTAAAACCATATTCGTATTTTTTCGGCTCAATTTTAGCCACTTCGTTTATTATAATTTTTTTATCATCGTTAAAAATACAGCAGATAGGCTCTGGCTTATGCATATAATCCCGATATCCCACGCGGAAAAATTCGGTTAAGACCACCCGCAAATTATTAATCAAATGTTTACACGGCGCGAATAACCGAAGTTCGATTGTGCCATATCCATTGTGAAAATGCACCGCCCTGTACTTGTCAAAACCGGCAAAACCATTAATAAAGTTTTCGTGCAAATTGCACCAATGGTTCGCTTCTATTCGTTCGCGCGCGCATTTGCAAATTAAGGGTAAAAACTGGTTTTGTAGCTGTTCGCATATCGGCTTGTCGCGAAACTTGTTAAAAATTGCAAACTTTTGTTTGTACCCTATGTGAAAATGTACGCCGCAAGACTTGTTGCCATAATAATAAGGTTCGGTAAACAGTTTTAACTGTTCAACGGCTGTGTCGAGATTACGAAAAACAGGGCTAGCGTATTCTGTCGCTAAGTATCCGTACAAACTTTGCCCGTCTACCAACACCCTATCATCATTCTCTATCGGATTATCCCCGTCATCTATACTAACAGAACCATCTTGTTTAAAACGCCCGCCGGATTTCAAATCATCTAATAAGTGCTGATGAAAAGCCCCCTCGACTTCAAAGCCAAAGGTAAAACCCGAAACATCGAACGGCACAAAGTTATTTTTCATACAAATATTTTTAATAGTTTTGGCCGACCATTACATCGGCCTCGGCAAATTACTCGGCTCTTAATCGATTTTATCGCTTCATAATTTCCCGCCAAAGGCCGAAAACAGAGTTTTCAGCCAATGGCCGACAATTACGGCAAGTCAACAAACAGCGCGCCCTCGACTTCGTTGTTCATCAATTCGCTTTCGTAAAAGCCTTTAATCCACCCGCGCAAGTTCTTTAAAAACTGCCGCAAGGCTTCGCCGTTCAATAATTCGGTAGTTTCTATCATCACGCCCTCGGAAACGCCTTTTATCCGCAAAAAGGCAACATTCAGGCGGCCGCCGTTTATCAGGCTCGAGCCGAAACTGTCCGCGACATCAATACTTTGCCCGCTGTTAGACACCAGACCCGACAAGTTTTTGACTTTGCGATAAAAAGTCAAACCTTGTCCGTTCTCATCAAGCCAATTACTCGACACCTCGGTCATCGGCTCGATAATGTGAGTTTCAGGGTTTTCAGCCTCGGACGCTTTGCTAAAATATTCTTCGATTTCCGGCGCGACCTTAATTTTGACAAACGACTTAAACCCCTTATGGATTAAAGCGGTTTTAACTAATTCAATTCTTGGCATATTTTTTGATTTAATGGTAAAATTTAATTGTTGCAACAAGTAAATTTTCGGCTCGACCTTTAACCCCGATTAATTTACTAAGGCAAGCGTGTTTATGCTCGGCATAAACTCGCAAGCCTCGGCAAACTAATTGCCAAAATGTAGCCATAAGGCTATCAAAATACTATCCCACCAGCGAGAATTATCCCGAATATCCGCGACCCGCAAAATTGGCGATATATACTTCATATTTGTTTCGTTAATATTTAAACTACTGGCAAGGCGCAAAATTTAACCGCCTGTTATTATTTCGGTTTTTGCGCCCTATCAGTAGTCCAGATATACAAAGTATAGCATAAACATTCGTATAATACAATACCTGATATCCACAATTAGCAAGTATAAGCGGAAAAACATTTTTTCAGGCATAAGCAAAGCAAAAGCAAGCACCCGAAAAAACCCCGCAAATACTAGCAAATGCAGTTAAAATAATCATTTATCAGAACATATATATAGACTTTATGGCAACAAGGAAACAATTAAAAGTATTGGAACAGTTATCGGCAAATGTAGGCATTTCAACAGCGGAAGCAATGCGGCAAGCTGGCTACTCGCTGTCTACTGCTCGCCAACCCCAACGGCTAACAAAATCGGCAAACTTCGCCGACCTTGCGCGCAAGTACTTACCAGACCATAAGCTATTAGATGTTGCGACCGCTGGCTTGGACGCTACAAAGGTTATCCGGTACAAAGGCCAAGAGTTCACTGACCCCGATTATTACGCCCGCCACCAGTACTTGGAGACCGCCCTACGTATCAGGAATCTCGCGCAGAGCGACGATATACCGCTAGGGGATATAACTATCAACTTAGTCAATTACGCGGGCGCGGATAGCCCTATAAGCGACAAGGCTATTACTATCAAGGCTAAAGTTTCCGGCGGACTGGCTGATAATCCGGCTTAGATAAAGCACTCCGCTTATCTATGCGGGATACCCCCCATATCATAGGCCGCCCCCTCCTATTACTGGTTTAGACCGTATCGCTCCCCCTGCTACCCCCAGGTATAGAAATGTAAAATCGTAAATCCGCATACGATATATACACCCCCACCCCTTGAAAATCTGTAACGAATCGTTACAATAAGGGCATGAACTGTGATAACTGTGAAAAGCCTTTAAATAGGCACATATTCTGCTGCAGTAAGTGTCGGGTCGCTTATTTTAGAAAAGCGAAACGAGATTCTGTAACGATTCGTAACATAAAACCGGTCGTTAAGCCGGAACTTGTAACGATTCGTAACACAGTACACTTCTGTAAGAAGCATAAAGTAAATAACATCTCCTGCGGATGCCCATAATCTATGCCAAAAACGAACATTACGATTCCGCACGCCTTTACGCCTCGCCCGTACCAGATTCCGCTTCTAAGGGCGATGCAGATTGGATTCAAGCGTGCGGTCATCGTATGGCACCGCCGTTCTGGAAAAGATTTAACTATCCTCGCTGGAGTAGTAGTACCGAAGATGCTGGAACGTAAGGGTACGTACTTTTACATATTCCCGACCTACAGCCAGGGCAAGAAAGCCCTGTGGGATGGGATAGACAGAGATGGAGTCAAGATACTGGACCGGATTCCGGAAGTCCTGATAGCCAAGAAGAACGAGACCGAGATGAGACTGGAGCTGAAGAATGGGTCCGCCTTACAGGTTATAGGTTGCGAGAACATTGACAATATCGTAGGGACTAACCCCGTGGGGGTGGTGTTTAGCGAGTATCCGATTGCCAAAGCCATCGCTTGGGACTACATCAGGCCTATCTTGGCGGAGAACGGCGGCTGGGCGATATTCGACTTTACCCCCCGCGGGATGAATCACGGCTGGAAAATCCTGCAGCAAGCTAAAGAGAATGATGCTTGGTTTTATCAGCTTCTAACAGTCGACGATACGGGAGCCATCAGTAAAGAAGCCTTGGCCGAAGAACAGGCCCAGATGCCCGAAGACCTTTACTTGCAGGAGTACTACCTGAAGTTCATCGATGGGGCGGGAACGTTCTTTAGACATTTAGAACCGTGTATTTACGACGATAAATATGAACAAGAAAAAAGTAAACGATTCAATATCGAGCCAGGAAAAGTTTTCCGTCTTGGAGTCGATTTGGCAAAATACCAGGACTTTACTGTTATCACCCCTATTGACCTCACCACATTCAAGGTTGGCCCGCAGGAAGTATTTAACCGGATTGATTACACGCTGCAAAAAGCTCGAATCGAATCCCAACACTACAGATACAACAAAGCAGAAATTACACTCGATTCTACAGGAGTTGGAGAGCCTATCTACGACGACTTAAATTCAGCCAAAATTCCGGTCCGGCCGTACCAATTCACTGAATCCACGAGGCGGAATCTTTTGGTGAACTTGCAATTATTACTGGAACAGGAGATAATTAAAATACCAAACGACCAGGAACTCCTTGATCAGCTTAGAAGCTTTCAGTACGAACTCGGTGAGAACGGGAAAGTGAAGATTGTCGCCCCAGAAGGTGTCCACGACGACCGAGTGTTCTCCCTGGCGCTGGCTTGCTGGGACCTGCCGACTAAACCTATCCCTTTTAAGAGCGCTGAAGACCAGAGATTGCTTAAGATGTTCGACAGCCAGCAGAAGAAAGAGAAAGCCCAGTACTTCACAGGATCTCAATATTTAAGGAATCGAGGCAAATGAGCTGGACTGATGCACAAAAACTTGAGAAAGAATGGTGGGCTTCTTGTGCTAACACGTTTGGCGAAGAAGTTAAACAAACTGTCTACGCCGCTAAGATGGGACTGAAAGTCTACGATGACGGAAATTCTCCATTCTGTATCGACAAATCCGGCTTAAATATCCTGGATATTGGCTGCGGTCCGGTTTCGATGCTTCTAAAGACCAAAGCCAACATTAAAGTCGCCATTGACCCGTGCGATTACCCTGCTTGGGTGAAGATGAGGTATACTGAAGCCGGAATCCTGAACGAAAGATACAAGGGTGAAGACATTCCTGACGACTTAGGATACAAGTTCGATGAGGTGTGGATTTATAATGTGCTGCAGCATGTCGAAGACCCCAAGAAAGTCATCGACAATGCGAAAAGAATGGGGAAACTTATCCGAATATTTGAATGGATTGACGCCGAAACGAACGAAATGCACCCGCACAAGTTGACCTGGCCATTACTGGACGAATGGCTGGGAGGAAAAGGTAAGATTGAGAACATTAATGAGTTAGGGTGCGTCGGTAAGTGTTACTATGGAGCGTTCGATACGGGGCAGAGCGAAGGCCGCTCGGCGGTTTCATAAGCCGCAGACTATGGGTTCGAGTCCCATCCCCGTTACCAGGCTCTATCGTCTAGTGACAGGACGCTGGCTTGTCGAGTCAAGAACACGGGTTTGATTCCCGTT